CAAATGTTGTAAGCGGTTGTTTAACTTGAGTAACCTGTTCTTCAACACCTGTTAGCAATCCGCAGAAACGTGAGATGAGAAATTGAATTTCACCAATGCCAGGATTGGCAAACAATCCAACCGCATAATCAAACAACGCAGTCAACTTATCTTTAATAGATTGAATATTAGTTTTTTCAAAGAAAGCCAACGCTTTATCTCTGATTTTAATAAATGCTCTTGTGATACCTTTTAAAGAAGGTCCTACAATACCTTCAATTAATGAACCTAAATCAAAGTTCTTAATTGCTGCTTCTACTTGCTTTACAACAGCTTCAAACATACCAATAAGTTTATCTTTAATAGCTTCAATTAATGCTTTTACTTTAATTCTTTCAAACAATGCCTCTAATGGATTTTCAATGTTTTTAAGTTTTGATAAAAATGATAAAGCATCATTAAGAAGGGTACCTACTTGACCGATCTTATCAAAGAATGAATTAATAGCACCAAAGATGTTTGGCAATGTGCCACACAATCCACCTGCGATTGCTAATGCAAAACCACCGGAAAAGAAACCGTCAAGTTGTTCTAAAAGGCTTGTAGAATTATTTGCAGTTGCAACACCAAAACTAAATGGCGTATAACCTTGACTTTCAAGGAAAGATGCAAATTCAATATCAGTTAGTGGACCTTTTTGTAACCGCGGTCCGAGGTATTCAAATTTTGGCAATTCTTTAACAATGTAATCTTCTTTAATAAATGTGTTATTAAAATTATTAAGTTGCGTATATAATTGTTCACCGTATTTTTCAACGGCTTTTGCAACCACATTGATAGGCTTATTAGAAGCACCAAAACCGGCAATATCAAATGCCATTTGATTAATTGCTTGTTTAGTATAATTACCATTACTGTCAACAAACAATTGTACCGAAGCACCACGTGGCGTTAAAACGGTTGAAGCTTTTAGAGCCGATGGAATAAACGGATCTGGATCTTTACAAGCTGTCACAACTATTCTCCTTAAGTTTCATTATGCTGTTTCCCCATCATCTGATTGGAAAACAGAAGCAGTATTGCGCACTCCATATTGATTTGCTGCGGCTGCTTTAACGGAAGTTGATTTTGTTGGTGGCTCAGGCATTTCTGGTGTAACTGCGCCAATAGCATCTTCAGCAAATACTGCTTCTGTTGCCGCGGCGTTTCCACCTTCTGCCATACTCACATAATCATTAATATAAACAGTACTACTTGCGGTAACACTAATGTTACCTCCTGACTCTACCTGAAGGTTTGTACCTGACAGTACACTAACATCAGATTCACCGAATATATTTAAAACACCTTGGTTAGCTTTAATATTCATATCAGTGATGGCAGTCATATTCAAATTGTTTGCTTTAATATTCATATTAGATGTAGCTTGATCCCACATAAATGGTGCCTTGCGATACATCCCAATGCCTGCTTCAATTTGCATTTCTTTTTCGGCACGTATTGATAATGTACCAGCATTTGCTTCCATTCTTATATCACCGGCACGCATTTGAATTTGCTCGCTGACATTATAATTTGATTGTCCGCCAACTGAATGACTGTGATTTCCGTGTACTATTGTTTTAAGGTCACCTGTAATTTCTTCAGTTTTGTTTCCGTCAACATATACAGTTGCATCACCGTCAATTGATACATAAGATCTGCCGCCAATATGAACGTATTGATTTTCGTCCGTAACATCAAACCTTGCTCCTGTTGCCTTTGTTACAATATTACCGCCACTCCCAATCTGAACATAAGATTGAGTTTCAGTATTAGTAATCGTAATTCTTTCAGAACCTGGTGTATCGTCAAGTTCAACTATATGGCGTGCTGATTGGATAACACGGTTATATGGATATGCTGCTTGATACCCGGGATCTGGTTCATCCCAGCTTTGTCCACCTTCAGGATCATCCGCAACAGTAACTTTGGTAACACGAGCCATTTTCTGTCCATGAAGGTGTGTTTTCTGTAGCTCTTCACCACGTTCTAATCTAGAAAGATGTGGTTGCCCTAAGTTTTCTGGTTGTGTTGCCCTAGAGTTCAATTCAGGTTGTTCTGTTATTACACCCCAACCTTTTGTTTCAGGATTAATTGCTTCATTATATTGAGTAGGAACAGTTCCGATAATAATTGGTTGCTGCGCATCTCTACCATCAATAAACAAACCAAAAACAAAATCATTTTCATCAGGGATTTGATTAAATAAGTCATTGACAAGACAGGTTGCCCATGGTAATGCTTGAGTCGGAACTTTATCATTCAGACCATGTACTCCAAATGCTCTTACTTGAACTCGTCCTTGTCTTTGTGGATCATCTCTATTTTCAATAACACCAATAAAGAATAAAGGTTCTCTTATGCCTACACCGTATGGAAACATTAATCACTACTCCAATCATATTTAACAAGCTCAAAGTTGGTTCTTACTCTGTCGTTTTCCAACGTATGCTTGGTTGTAAACACAAGATACCTACCTGATAGTTGTTGATGGTTATCAGAAGTACCTAAAGCATCAAATCCTTGAACTGTAAGATCAATTAATTGACCCGGCATAATATCCATTCGGCCTGTTAATGATGCCGATACTTTAGTGTTGTATAAATGGTGCCTATATGCTATTCGATTTGAAACCATATCATCAAGTCTTTGGTCAGATGCCAATTCACGCGGAGTATTATAAGGTCCGGTAAAATCACGGAATGCAAGAAACCGTGGACCGTTGTCAAACCTGAATGTTTCTTCAGCATATTCTCTGGTATGCGGGAATTCAATTTGACCTCTTCGTGCCTGGACTCCTGACATATCAACAAATTCAGCTTCTTCGGTATACTTATATGTTGATTCAGAATATTCATGGTTTAATATATCAACTACACAAACCGTACTTGTATATCCACCCGATTTTATATCTTTACCAATATCACTACCTCTTGAACCAATAGTGATATATTCAATACGATTAAGTTGCTTTTCAGGTTCTCTAGGATCATATGATGCATTAGGTGAATAAAAGAATTTTTGTATTTCGCCTTCTGCTTCAACTGATTCTTTAATTAAATATTCATCAGTCACAAAAAAGTAATCAGTTAAATTTTCAAAGAAACGATAAGTCTGTGAATTTGCTTCACCATAAGCACGTCGAGCAAGGAATAACATTGTTTCCGAGGCAGTGTAATGCGGGATAGCTAAATTGTTTAAACCGATTGTAGGTTGTACTGTAAACTTTCGGCTTTCATTTGTTACAAAATTAATCAATGGATATTTAGCAGTAGCATATGGGAATGTTCTATTTCCATCAGTATAAACAGCAGCACCAAGTGATGTAAAATAATTCCTAAACGTATATTCAGCAATTTGGTTTATTGATTTATCGGTAAACCCTTCTTCAACGTCGGGTGCAACGGCTGCCGCATATGTAACTGCTGATATAAAATGAATATTATACCGAACACCATTCATACTTTCAGTAGGTACTAAATTATNAATACGAATAACCTGGCATGCCAAATCATATTCAGTATCAAGGTCGTGGGACACAATTTTTAAAATNAATTGTTCTTCGCCAAGTAACGGTGTGTTGTCAAGGAAACCAACAGTGTCCAGGACAGCGGCTACACCACTCCATGAAGTCATACCCATCGACTGATTGATTTCAATACCATCAATCATCCCGGCGATATTTTCATCAAGGTTTGTGTATCTGTTTCTTAACGTAAATGAAACAATTGTATATGATGATGGATTAAATGCCATTTATAGTTTTATGCTTTTTACAAATTCTTTAGTTACTTGTGGTAAATACTTTTTATCAATTAAAAAGATCTCACGCTTGTTTTCGTTTATTGCTCGCTCGTTATCCCAGATACGCCAAGGTTTCCATTCTTCAGGAATAATACGTTTAATAATAATTTTACGACCTTGTTCTGTTCTGATAATAACTCGGTCTTCCTTACGAAGATAAATTGTTTCAAAACTTTCAGGTGTTAATTTGACTAGATCAACTGCCATTTATTAAACCTCCCTATACCAATAGATGATGTTCTCATCATTATCTTCTTGTGTCCAATCGACAATATCATCACCAATTCTACCTGATACATTACCGTATTTGTCAATTAGGAAATCTTTAAATTCTGCTTCCGACAAAGGCCACTCATGGTAAGGATCCATTATATTGTTTGCCATATAAACGAGCCAACTATAATCAACTGAACCGTAATAGAAATTAGCAATATCCTCGGCTCTTTCACCTTCACTAATTGTATATGGTAAATAAAGTAAAGGGTTTGTACTTACGTTACGAACGAATTGATTTCTTCGTGTAATATCACGTACCTGTTTACCTTCGTATGTTATAATTGGAAAATTTTCAAAATACTTTGCCATTAAGCTTCTCCTACTGCATTAGCTTCACCGCCGCTAATACCATAATCATTCGCAGTTTGAATTTCGAGTTCTTGAAAGGTTAATGCTATTTGAACTGCTGAAGGTTTACCACCTTTCATAACACTTGTTAATCCACCAACTTGATAATTAACAGTGAACTGTGTAACCATTGAAGTTTTATATTGCATCCAATGAGTAGGATCAATTCCTAATAAAAAGATATCTACGGTTGAAGGATATGACAAGAATGCCTGTGTAAGACCAGCAAAATCTCGTGCTACAGGTAATGTCTTTTGCTTGAACCTTTCAACAATCTTTTTAATCAAAATTGAGTCAGATTTATTTGTTGGATATAAATCAAATGTCATATTATGAGTTCTTAAATCAACACCTTCAAACGATAGTGTTTCTCTTGGGTTAACAGTATTCCCTTGTACCGTATCAAGTGTTCTACCAATGTCGCCTGGTAATTTACTACGCAAAAGGTATTGTGCTGACTTAGCGGTATCAGCAAGGCTTGATCCCATAATCGCCGATCCTGCTGCACTAATAGACATATCCGCAGGTGCACTCCTACCCATGCCCGCTCCTAATGACGTTAATAGCTGTGGTAGTTCTGAAACTTTTGAATTACCAAAATCACTA